ATCATCCCATAATTTTTTATACTCCTGTCCGCCGTTATTAGGTGGGTTGACCGTAGACACCACGTAAGCAAAACCTACCTTCATGGCTCCCTCTGTGGTAGTCTTTTTAACAATGTTCCAATATGCTGATATAGGTACGTCTGCAGGGTACTTTGATGCCTCATCAATAAGTAGAATCCAACGACCTGAGTCGAATGAGTTCAGGGCAGTGTTACGCCACTCAATCAAGGAGTTTAATCCCTCTCTCTTGTTATACAATCCTTTCGATGCTTTCTTTTTCTTAGATTGTTTTACGAGCACCAATCTTTTTTTAGGGTCTTCTGTGCCATCTGTTCTTGGCTGAATGAAAGAAGGCAAGGCTCTAAATCCGTAAACAACCATGTTTACGAATAAGTCAGAGGCATCTATACCTGTCTTTGAAATAATACCACAACGGGTATTCTCTGTCATGGAAGCCTTTTGCGTAAGTATACAACTACATTGCGAGGTAGCTCCCTCACGTCTTTTCTTTACACGTATGATGCCAAGAATCTCTTGGTCTAAAAAACATTCCTTTTCAAAAATAAACCATTGTCTATCAGCATCTCTATACTCTGGCTGAATACCAGACTCTAGCGTCCAATAGTTTAAATAAAAATAATGCTCTCCTGTTATGTAGGTCGGTATTCCGTTATTCATAAACCAATAGCCTTCTCTACATCTAGTAAACTCTCTGACAATAAATTCAGATTGCTCCTCGTTATATTGCGCTACATTATCCTCATCTATTTCTATTTCATAGAATGAATCAGGTATTTCAATACGACTAAACTTCTGTTCTTTCTTTGGTAACAAACTACCATCCACCTCCGATAGCTTGGGGCAATCAGGCACTCTACATTCCATTCCATAAATAATCTCAATCATATAACAAAGTTAATTATATTATTCGTGGCTAAATAATTCTTTTATAGGAACAAGTACGCCTCTAGATGTGTCATTGTCTCCGCCATGTTTATATAGCCCATTGAAATGTTTTTTAACTATATTCTTCAATCTCTCTACGGGTATTATTATAGCAGTATGAATGCCTTCTATTTTGTAAATCCAATAGTCAGCATCTGTCGTACTGATTCCAGATGGTTTGCTTCTTGAATATACCTCTATGTAAAGATTACCTGTAGCTAATGCCCTTCGGTCAGACTTTACTTCTACCTTTAGTTTACCACCAAACAAGTCCTTTACCCAATCTTCAGCCTGTTCGCCAAAATTCAAATCGTGGTAGAATGAACCAGAGTGTTTCATGTTATATAAATTTAATATTTATGCCCACATTAAGCCATGCGATTTCTACAAGCCACCAACCGGCATATATGTTTATGCTTGGTATTAGGGCTATGTAATGTCTGTTTTTGAATACATTAATTTTCATATGTTAGTTTATTAGTTCATCAATATTAATGTCATAAGATTCTATTATCAAATTAATTGCTGACTGCGCCTCATCTACCAGAATAACATCGTCATTCCTTTTCATCCACTCTCTTAAGATTTGTTGTATATCCCATATAGCCAGAGCCATGTCTTTAGCCTTCACGCATCTCATATGTGCCATCTCATCATCAGGATTGTCAAGGTTGAATTGTAGTGTTGCTTTCATAGGTTATTTGTTTTGGTTTTTATTTTTTATATAGAATAGTATTGAATAGCCAAATATTATTTTACCTATGTAACCATATCTTCTTGAAAATATAGCATCTTTAACTTTAATAATATCAAAATAAAATAATTTAGTATTTATGCTAAATATTGGCTTATACAATTCTTCTAAAGCCTTTATTTTAACTTTTCGCATTGGTTTACCATCTTTATATACTAATTGTTTCATAGTTATTTGTTTTGGTTAGCTTTGGTTAGCCATTCATTAAATCTTTCATATACATTGTGTATGTCATCTATTTCTTCATCTTTCCAATAAAATTTGCCATTGCTTATCTTCATTATTGGATTAACTTCATTAGCTAATTTAAAATAAATGCTATTCGTAGGAACGAAATTTATTGATTTTTCTTCTTCTTTCATAGGTTATTTGTTTTGGTTATAGTTTAATAGACTTTAAATAAGTAATAACATCGCCATCAGAACATAATTTTATTGATGGCATATTAAATGCTTTAGCAGCTTGTTTGCGATAAATGTCAAAAAGTGTTTTCATAATTATTTGTTTTGGTTATAGGTTTTATCATAGCTTCATTAAAGTCTAATATTGCAAGAATTGGATTAGTTCCAAAACCCACAACACCTTCTTGTATATTTTCTCCCAAAAGAACGCACCATTTATTACCATCTTTGAATGGTGTAAGCTTAAATGATTCAATATATCTTAACTCATATTTGTCTTGCCAATAATTTATTTCTGCATTTGTTTTCATAGGTTATTTGTTTTGGTTATAGGTTTGGTTGTAGTATTGTTCAGGCTCAAAGCAATATGTTATATCATCATCATAAGAAACATGCTGTACTAATTGCATTTTTTTACCAAAATCAATCATCTGCTCTTTTTCTTTTTCAAGTAAATTGTCAGCTTGTTCAAGTACTTCGTGTTTTATAAAATCATTATCATCAATATTTAATTCTATATATTCAATTAATTCTTGCATTGCTGTTTTCATAGGTTATTTGTTTTTAATTTCAAATAAAAGACACTTCTTAAAAATAGTGTCAAATGTTTAGGTTATTTGTTTTGATTAATAAATTCATCTTCTATTTGTTCAGTTAAGTCAGTTATGTTTTCTCTTAAGTATGCTGCAAATGAATCCTTAAATTTTCCATTAGGACAAACATCAAATGCCCATCCTATAAAAACTGATACTAACCAAAATCTTATTTCTTTTATTAATGACTTCATAGGTTATTTGTTTTGGTTATATAATCCATCATCCTCATCTTCTTTAATAATGTCTATGATATGTTGCTTTGTGTTATAGGTTTGATTATAATATTCTTCTCCACTCAAGTTTTCACTAATAAACATTCTAGGAACTATATTACCTCTAGTATCTTCTACTGCCTTCATTATCTGCTCTTTTTCTTTTTCAAGATATTTATTAAATCCTTTATCAAAGATTTCATTATCCATATAAGGATAATTAGCTTTTAATTCATCAAACCATTCTTGCATTGCTGTTTTCATAGTAATAAAAATATGCCCCCACCTTAAGAATTAATAAAACCCCTGTTAATAAATAATAATTGTGGTGAGGGCAATGAGTTAATAAATTACCAAGGTAAATCGTCTTCTACGATTGGGGCATTATCGCTTACCTCAGGCTTGTTGTCTTCCAAAGAAACATAATTCTTAGTCTCTCCTTCTTTAGTCCATGTGTCAATGCTGATGGATACATCCTTGCCATACTTGTCAGGCTTGCCGATGTTGATGTTCAGCTTAACATACTTGTTGCCATTGTACTCCTCAATGTAGTTCTTGATTACCTCTGGCTTAATCGTTACCGCTAACCAGTTTTCGCTTTTCTTTTTACCGCCACCGCAGTTAATTTTCTTTTCCTTTTCCATGTTTGTTTTTGTTTAAAATGAATATAAATTGTCTAACTTCTTTTGTTTCCTTCTTTCCTTGTCATACTCTGCATGGCAGAACTTACACATACCTACTCTATTTTCTCCCCACCCATTCTTCTTGCTAAAATATTCTAGCTTCCTGACTACCTTGCATTTGTAACACTTCTTCATACTATATTTTTGTTTCAGCTTTTATAAAAGACAATGCGCTTCTTAATATGTCTATTTGATAATGCGCCTCTCTTGTTAATGAATCTATAAACGTGTCGTAGAAACTTACATCCCCAACCTCCTTCGACATAATAAACTTCTTCTCGGTAGCCGTCCTATCCATTTGGTCTGTTACCTTTAATTTGTTTACAATATGTTGCTCTAGTAGGTAGGTAATTTGTGCCTTGATTGTTGCTGATATGTGTAAATTATCATGCAATAAGTTCAGCTTCATTACCACTAGGCTTGGGTCAGATAAATTTGTTTCAGTAGCAACTACCTTTCTAAATGTCTCTACCATTTTTTTTACGTCCTCAAACTTAGACTGTAAGGCTTCCTCTTGGAATGTTTTCTTCATAGCGTTGTGTTGTTTTATTTAATTTAATGTTATACTTTTTCATGTAGTCGTATAAATGTCTTTCTTTTATGCCTAGTTTCATTCTTGCTAGACTATTTGTTCTACTTGTGTTAAGTGCTTTTAAAATAAGAAGCTTAATGTTGTAGTCTATGTTTAAAATTTCCATGTTATATGTGTCTTATTGCTACTGTTTTATCTAATGATTTTATATAAATTTTATCCTTGTTCTTTGCAACTCTTTTTATAATAGTTTCACTGATGCCTAGTTTTGCAGAAGCCTTTTTTGTGGAATCATATTCTATTCTGTTTTTTCTTCTCTCTGTTACATCTTCTATTGTCATGTCGTAAATTGCTATTCTAAAATTATTGTTCATTCTTAAAAAGGAATTTCATCTAATGCTTGGTTAATATCCTCCTCGGTAGGCGGTGTAAATTCTATAATGGGTTGCACCAACTTCTTTCTCTTGATTGGCATGTGATTATGCAGGTCAACAAACTCAATGCCCCAATCAAATCTAAGAACGATAGGGTTCCCCTTAGGTGTTACATCTCCTCCTGTTTCTTTGTTTCTCATCTTGTTAACATATATTTCAGTATACATATACCTTTCCCTATCCTGAATATCTCTATTCATAGTCACGAATATGTCAACCTTGTTGTAGAGGATTGCGCCACCATCTGCATCAGCAGGGAATGGCATAAGCTGATTGCCGTCTTTATTTCGCTCTCTTTGAGATTGTGTTCGTGTGTGCAAAGATAAGAAAATAGATATATTGGTACGCTTCGTAAACAATAACATATCAGTATACATCTCCATATCGTAGTCGTACCTATTTACCCTCGCGTCTCTTTTCAAGGCATTAACAGGGTCTATAAATATTCCTTTGATAGAATGGTATTTAGAAACACTTTCAGCATACTTTAGCAAGTCAGTGTATTCATACATTGAATCGTTGTTTACAAAAAAGAATCTTTCATTCGTCCACTTCAAGGCATCCTGAAATTCGTACTCAGGTATTTCTTTAATCTTCTTACCTACATAGAACTCAATGATTCTCATCTTAACAGAGGCAGTTCTATTTTCCCCCGTATAAACTACGAATCCCCAATCGTATTGGTAGGCTGCCAGAAAGAATAGCCAGAGATTTAAGGTTGTTTTGCCGGTATGAGAATGTGATAAGGTAGCATAGAACTCTCCCTCCTTCAGCAAAAGGTATTTATCCATGTCATGATACCCGAAAGGCAATCCCATAGGAATCAATCCTGCTCTGTATCTCCTCATGAACTCCTCATCAAGCTGATTGTTAGCCAAGAAAGATAACTCTTCGTCTATAATACCTAACTCCTTGATGGCATCTCTCTCCTGAATCTCCAATTCATTTATCGGA